AGATTTAACTTCAATCTTTTTATCTTGTAACATTTCTGATATCATTTGCTCCCTGACTTTCCCATACTTAAGGTCTAAGTCAAACTTCTTACGGTTTTTCTTAGTGGGTGTCAGCCCAGTTTCTTCCGTACTTGTAGTCACTGTCAAGTTTGCATCTGAAGTTGAAGTGTCTTTCAACTCTGTGCATGCATGATTGAATAAGTCTTCCTGTGTCATCCTCTTGTCCTTCCTTTACTAGTAGTTGTACCTCATCGTGAATGAATGCTACAATCTTTGCATCAAGTCCTTGTTCTTTTATAGCCCTAGCTATGAAGACATACCAAGTCTTACATACCAAAGCACCAGCTGATTGTAACAAAGTATTAAGTGAAGCATGACTATGCCTGACAGGTATAATACGTCCATCTAATCCTTTGACCCAACCTCTTTCATCTGCTGCTTCTGATACTGCATCCTTGAGATACTTAAGTGCAGGTAGTTTCTTCAAGAACTTCTTCTTGATTGCTCTACCTTCTTTAGCTCCCTTACCTATTATCTTACCTGTCTTCTCATCACCTGACCCATACAAGAATCCGTAGATAAAAGTCTTGGCATTGTTTCTAGTAGGTAGACCTGCTGCTTCTTGATTGATAGTATGTATGTCACCGTTGACTACTGTGTTAGCATAAGAACCATCGTCATAAGCAGCCATGTAGTGAGCAAGACACCGTAGCTCAAGACCACTGGCATCAGCACCAAGAAGACTATAGCCAGTAGGAGCATAGAAGAGTGACCTACATTCTTTACCATAGGGTGCACCAACACTAGGAACTTGTGCAACATTAGGGTTGGAATGAGTACAACGAGAAGTAACAGCACCCATATGATTAACACGTCCATGTAGTCTACCTTCCTTCTCCATCTTCAGCCAAGCCTGATTACCTGTAGCTAACTGACCTAACCTTTTATTAAGGAGTAGGTACTCGTTAAGCATCTTAGCCTCAGGCATATCAATACTTGAGAGTACAGCTTCATCAACTTTAGGCTCACCACTATCAGTAAAGGCTTTAGGTTTCCATCCTCTCTTCATTAGTCTGTCTGCTATCTGCATACGTGAAGCAGGATTGAATGGTATTGTCTTAGTCTTTGTCTTTAAGCTCTACGATAGTAGGCTCAAAGTTATTTACTAGTTCCTCTTCAAGCTCTGATTTACGTGAGACTAACTTGTACCACAATTCTTTAGCTGCTTCTACATCAAAAGGAAAACCATATTCCTGTTGTTGTAATAGTAAAGTATGTATCTCAGTCTCTAAGTCTAGTGCTTTTTTACTAAAATTTTTTTCAGTAATTTTAGAATAGAGTTTGGCTGTAACCTTCGTGTCTTGTACACAGTAGTGTAACATGTCTTGGGTGTACTCTCCAAAGCTCTCACTGCCCACATTGAACTCACCTTTTAGTTCTCCTAGTCTGTATCCCCATGCCTTAAGGCTGTGACTGCCCATAAGTTTAGGAGGAAAGTTATTCTTCTTACTTAGTTCAACGTCTATCTCTCTTACGTCACACCATATAGTTCTTGAACATACTAAGGTATCTATTACTTTACCTGTATAGTCAAAGTCATACAACTTCTTGAGTACTCTTAAGTCATAGTCAATAATGTTATGACCAATGAGAGCATCTGCTTTTGATAGGAACACAAGCCCTTCTTTTATTTGGTGGGGTTCAAAGGTGTATACCTTTTCTGTATCCTTATCTCTGCATACTATGCACCACACAGTAGTAACATCATCAAGTAAGTTGTCTGCTTCTATATCAAATATTAATTCCATTGTTTCTCCTTGTGTCTCTGCACTGTTTAGAATTCTACTTCTTCTTCATCAGGAAAATTTACCTCATTCATTCTTCCTGTCTCTGTGTTGTATTCTAATGAACAACTCAAGCCTGTCTCACCAGACCATCTGTTCTTCAATACTCTAACTTGACTTACGTTAGGTTTGTCTTTGTCTTGTTGGTTACGTTCTAATCCTATGACCATGTCAGACAGCTGACCTATTGCAGCACTACCTCTAAGCTGTGACATAGAAGTCTGTGCTCCATCCTCATGTCCTCTGTCACCTGAAGGTCTCTTAAGATGTGAGACTAGTATCATACCACAGTTTAGTTCTTCTACTAGTGAACGTAACTTAGTCATAGTGTTGTCAATGATACGTCTTTCATCTCCTCCTTCTAGTCCACTCACAACAATACTAATGTGGTCAAGTATAACATAATCAACTTGGCATCCTCTGACTAGGTATCTGATTTTAGATAGTAGATTTTCAGAGTCAGTTGAACCCCAGTGGTCATACATGTACACCCTACCTGAACCAACTGTATTATCAAAAGCTTCCTTTAGTTCTTCTTTAGGTACATCATTTGATTGTAGGTGTAGTGGTTTGTTTAAGTCAATGGACATCAAACCAAGTGAGGTACGTTTAACATTCTCTTCCAATGCTATGTACCCTATAGTCTGTCCCTGCATGATGAAGGAGTAAGCAAACTCTCTAGCTAGTTGTGACTTACCTATACCACTACCTGCAGTGAGTGTTACAATCTCACCCTTACGACACCCACCTGTCTTCTCTTGTATACCTGCATAAGGATAAGAGACAGAGTGCTTATCATCTTCAGCAGTAATCAGTTCCCATACATCAGTACCTGCTATGATACCATCAGGTCTGTATGTCTTAGCTGCCCATACTGAATCAATAAGTTCAGCTATCCTTCCTGCCTGTACCATATCACTAGCATCTTTAAGAGGCAGCTTGGCTATCTTAGCCTTACTAGGTGGCAGTATACTAGCTACTTCCTTTGCTGCTTTCTGACCATGCTCATCATTGTCAAACATAATAATGATAGAGTCATAGTTACAAAGCCATTCAATAGATTTAGCTATAGCTTTCTTAGCTGAGTCTGCACCTGACGGAACACTGACAACTGACCACTTGTTATCAAGAACTTGACTAAGTGATAAGGCATCAAGCTCACCTTCAACAATGGTAATCATCTTACCACCATCACGACAGAGGTGTTCACCATATAGTCCAATCTTCTTCATGTCACCTAAAGCAAGGAAGTCTTTGTTAGGAAACCTTACCTTCTGTGCTTGGAGTGTGCCCTCTCTGTCATAGTAATTAGCTACTTGTACCTTAGTACCTTTATAAGTAGACACACCATACTGCCAGTATCTTGCTGTCTTCTCAGTTATCTTCCTTTTGTTTAGTGCCTGTACCTCAATAGGTAAGAAGGCAAAGTTACTCTTCTGTGTAGTCACTGCTATCACTCCTTTATCATCGTCTGGGTATGTCATTACCTGACAAGAAAAGCAGTAGTGTTTGCCTGTACTATACAAAGCATTGGCATCACTACTGCCACAGTGAGGACACTCTTCGTGTCTTATGAACTCACCGTTATCCATCTTTACCTATCGACTCCTTTATATAGTTAGACATGTAATCTAAACCTTGAGCAATCTTCTTGAGTGTATCATTGTCATACTTCTCAGAGTCACCCACCATATCAATAGCCATGTCCTCATAGATAGCTGTGTGTTCTATCTCTTCATCACCTATGAAAACAGACATACTTAGACCTTGCTTAGTAAACTCTGCTTGTAAGTCTACATCAGTTTCAATCATGTCTTTAACATCTATCACACTCATTTCAACCACTCCTTTGGTATTGTTTCTTCTGCCCATATAAAACCATTACGGTCAGCCCATTCTTGACAGGTCATCTTAGAACCATCCTTTCTTTTCTTAGCTCCTTGTATAGTGGAGCTTGCCTTTTGAAATACAAATCGTATATCTAAGTCAGGATACTGTGCCTTGACAGCCTTCATCTTACGTTGACTGTCTTGTCTGAAATACCCTTTAAGCTCCACTATCATCTTGCCTATCTTTAAGTCAGGAACATAGTGACGTTCCACAAAGTATGCCATCTTATCAGGCTCATACACATGTGGAATGTCACGTGCTACTAGGTCTGCAATGACCCTTGCCTCAAAAGTCCCCTTCGTCATCAGCTTTACCCTCAGTATCTACATCATCAAAGACTACAGAGTTATCTTTAGCTATCGCTTTAGCTACGAATCCATCTTCTTCTTCAAAGATAGAAGCAGTAGAGGGTGTGCCATGTTCAATCAAGTCAATGACCTGCATAGCTTTCAGTCTGAGGGATACACCTACCTGTTTACTGCTTGCCATGTAATAGGTTACAGGTTCAACAGCTACCTTAACAAGTGAACCATTGCCTACTAACTGGTCACCATTCATGGGTGTACGTTTAGCATCAACAACGTTGACCTTTTGATTATATACTTGACCAGACTTAGACCTTATCTTAGCTTTCAGTTTGGTTTTGAATACAACATTACCTGTTTCATTACCATTCTGGTCTATGTCTGGCTCAGTTACTGGACGTTTGGACAGGGTTGCCTTAAGTTGTGGCTTCTCCTTGACAAGCTTGTTGTACTCCTCATCAATGAGTCCTTCAAGTTGTTCACAAACTTGAGCAGCATCTGCTTCAGGTACAATTACCTGAGTAGAATACTCTCCATCATCAACGAACCTTGTATCAGGTTCAAAGACTTTTGCCCATAGGGACTTTCCTTTTATTACTAGCATATAATAACTCCTTATTGCTATTTGTTTTGCCAACTGGCTAGGTTGTAACTTTAGAAATCAAGCAAAGAAATAGTCTGATTTCAATACGTTACGGATATCTAGGTTACCTTTACTTGGTGGTAGAGGAACATCCTCAGTACCTAGAGTCTTGATTGCATGAGTCCTGAGTTCATCAAGAACATCATGCTCTTCATACATACTAACGAACTGTTCACGTAGTATCTCAGATAACTGTGGCATCATACTACTATGTGTACCATAGCTGTCATGTACCATAGCAAAAGTCTACAATACCTACCTTAGTAGCTTCGTTAATAGTACGTGTCATAGCAGAGGCATCTAAACTATGGATGAAGTTAGGACTACTACCTAACCCTGTCCTCTGCTTATTAACTGTACCTTCCTTGTCTTTAGGAAAGGATAGAGATACAACATCACCATTGATGTGTGTCTTGATTCTCTTCTGCTGTACCTCGTTGTACTGTTGCATAACAATCCAACCTGTAGGTGTGACCCACTCCATGTGCTTACCCATGTTAGAGTACACATCTCCTACACTCTTAACGTAGTCCATAACCTTACGTGCTGATACAATAACACCACTAATGCTATCCCATATATGACCTGCAAGGTAGTGAGTTACAGCAAACAAGTCATCTCCAAACACATTGGGTGTGCCTTCCTTTATCTTATCCTTGATAGCTTCTTCTATGTAAGTACGGCAAGCATGTTTAGTACCTGAGTAGGGTACAATCATAACAGGTCTCTTAGCTAACTTCCTATCAATACCAAACTCTAAACATTTTCTACCTAGTTCTGTGTCCTCCTCTCGTATATGTTGTATAGCTTGGTCTGCTACCTGTGTGTAGATATCTTGAGGCATGTCAGAAGGTACTAAGTTGGTAGCTCTACCCCCTACCTCATCTCTTAGTATAGCTGAGAGGTGTTGTAATCCGTTGCAACTGCCATCTGCTGAGACAGGTAACCTAGTGTGGTAACCCCAACCTAGTTTAGCTAGGGCTGACATCTCGTAACACCAAGCTAGGAACTGGAATGGTTTGTCTGCCTCAAGCCAAGCTTGGTTATCAAAGGGATTGTCTGCTATCCTTTGTGCCTCATCTACATACTCCCATGCCCATGCTTCACGTTTGTCTAAGGTTATCTTATCATTACCATACAAGTTTGCACCATGTATACACAACCATCTTGCATCATCCCAGTTGTTGATAGGCACAGAGTAACCAAACTCTAGTAGACTCTTACTCCAATCAGCTGACTGTGGTGACAGGAAGGTACTGCTTGCATACTTACGTGAACGGAAGTCATTCTGCCACACGTAGTAGAACCTATCATACTTAGCAAACTGTTCTGCTATCTGTAAGGTACGTTCAACTTGTATACGTTTACTGACACTACGATTATTACTTGAGTAAATCTCAGCACGTTTACGTGACCATATTCTGAATGTAGACTTCTCTTCCTCATTCATCTCACTAGGTTCTTTACTGAAGTGGTAGTTAGGTAGAGGTGTGTCCTCCCTTGCAGGTAAGTTACCTACCTCTTGCCCACTCTCCCACATCTGACGTATAACTTTGAGTACGTTCTGATTAATCCTCCACTCAGTTTGTTGTAGTGCATTGAGACAAGCATACTCAGCAGTCAAGTCTTGTTCAGCTAGTCTAGTTAAGTGTGTCTTCAAGCTCATTACTTTCTCCTTACAATAGGTAGTTCATCTATATCATGTCCATGATAACCTCCACCCTTAACTGATGTCCAATCTTTAGGTGGTATTACACAAGGTAAGTATCTTGGACGTGAGCCTTGCATATACTCATTGAATGCATGAATCCAATCAAGTGTATCTTGAGTTGGTACAACGTAGGTTGCACGTCTTTTACGTTCAGTCTGCTGTGTGTCTAGCTTGATGATAGCTGTACTCTGTATGATTAGGTCAACCATCTTAAACCCTACGTGTACACGTTCAGACTTAAGCCACTCAGTATTCTTGTAGCCATCCTTGTTCATCTTATTAGTTAGACCAAACCTTCTAGCTCCATATGCTTTCTTCATAGCAAGCTTGATTGTGTTGTTAGCTACTGTTCCTTCAGCATGTATCCATTTGTCTAACCTATCTTGTATCTCAAGGTTACTACCTATAGTTCTAGCTACATACAGCAGAGTATTCTTTCTACTAATTGAATCCACTAATGTTACAAGTGCAAGGTATGCAACTTGTTCTGCATCCATGTCCTTTAAATTTTTCCACGCAATATCTCGTGAGGTATTAGTAGGATTCTTAATGAACTCTGTTACTGCCTTTGATACAGTTTGTACTAGCCTAGATACAATAGCTCTACCATGTGGTGTATGTGACTCCTTTCCTTTATCTATTGCCACGTCAGTTATCTTTTTATAACGGTGTATTCCACCTGTCATCATGTCAGTCTCAAGCTGAAGCTGTTCTTCAATTAGGGACTGTTCTGTTTCTAAAGTTACATCCAAGAGAGACCCCTCCGTTTGACATTGTTTAACTATAACATCTCCGTTATACCAGAGACACCTAGTACAAGTACACCTACCAACATTAGTAAGAACTGTACACCTATCATGTTATACTTGGTAAAGTATCCTATACTTGATACTGTAGCCATCATAACAATCCATAGTACCATGAACGTATTAGTCATACTCTCTCCTTCGTGTTATACATTGTTATCCATTCATTATTCCTTGCTACTTCTTCTTCTAGTAACTCAGTAAACTCCTCATCCCTCTTCAAAGAACAACCATCCTTATGTCCATTCAAATACTTGATGTGATACTGAGGTGTACCATGCTTATGGTATGGATTAAGATATCCTACATCATGGTAACCATTGTGATACCCCATTAGGTAAGCATCATCATATACATTTCTACTCATTAGTTCTCTCCTTTAACTACGATTGGATTAGATAGAGTCCAATCTTCTGCTATTATTTCTGCTTCTCTTTCAGTACTAACTGCTAACTTCCTTACTAGTTTGTTGTCTTGAAACTGTGTGATGTAGTAGAACTGACCTAAAGCATCATCAATATAGGTAACTTTAGCACTCCTACCCCACTCACTATCTCCATAGTACTGACTTAGTTCTCTCTTAATTGTCATTCTTTACCTCATCAAATGTAAATGTAAACTGATTGGGATGACTGTTAAACAATGAGTAGTCCTTATGTGCTACATCATATAGTATGTCAGCTAGTTCATCTACTGTTGAGTAGTAGACAGGTTGTCCTAGCATAGCATTATCATCGTATCTCATAGGGACACACTCTTGTACCCCACTCTCTTCATCTTGATGTATGGATAGGTAAGTATCCTCATCAATCTGTATGTATATGTTACTCATGTTAATCTTTCTCCGTTAAAAATTTAAACTCACTCATTAACTTCCATCTGACTCTCTCTAATTCTCTTACGTCAGACAAGTACATGTCTTGACAGTCCAACAGCATGTCCAAGCTACTATCTATAGCTCTGTATGTATCACGTATAGCTTTTACTTGTACGTCTGTTAAGTTTTGTTTAGTTTTCTTAGTCATTACTGTGCTCCATAGTTGTTAATCTGTAGTCCAGTTGGTCTGAAGTCTACCATCACACACCCATTAGATGTGTCACAGTTTAAACTAACTCCATCAAATCCTACTGCATATACTGTAGCTTGTACATCATGTACAGTTGGTTCTTCTACATCATCCTTCACAAAGATGTTAAGGTCGTAGGCTCTACCCTTCCAATAGAAGGTATCCCACTCATCACACTCACACGTACAAGCATTGTCTACTATCCATTGCTTAACGTATTCGTTGATAGCTTTTCTAAACTTTGTGTCCTTGATGTACTTGTCTTCAACGTCTTCATACTTACTATCCATGTACTTCTTTGTTAACTCCTCTCTCTTCTCCATCTCTCCTCTTAGCCATGCAATCTCTCGCTTGTCTCTCTCACTACTAGTAATGAGGTCTTGCATTTCTACTGCTAGTCTCTCCATTAAAGTTAGTGGCTCAGTCATACTTACTCTCCTTTAATACAATAAGTTTTAAACTGTGAGTCATCACCATACTCAGTACCATGATACTCAACTGAAGACGTATCAAGGTGTGCTACTTGTCCTTCAGCATGACCATGCTCACTACATAGTTCTTCTACTTGTTCATCAGTCAATGGAACGTCTGACTCTACAGTCCATGACCTTATATCTACTGACTGCTCCTCATGTAAATATTTATACTTCATTCTATACTCTCCTCTAGTTGTTTAAGTTTCTTGATAAGTCTGTAAAACTCTCCGTCATTGTAGGCTACACACCCATTCAATCCAGTAAGTTTATCTAGACTTTCTCTTATCTCCTTCAGCTCCTCAATGATTAACGTTGTGTTAAGCTCTTTAAAACTTGGGGTCATACAGTACCCCCTCATCTTTGAGCCTACCATAATATGTTGCACGTTGTCTATAAAATTCTGCTTGCTCTGAGTTTTCGTCCCACTCATAATCATACTGTTGTTTACGTGCTGACTTGAACTCAGCTACAACATCTACTAGATGTTCTGTTCCGTCTATTGGTTCTATGTACATACTCATTGTGTCTCCTCTCTCTCGTTAATGTAATCATTAAGACAATCTCTCAGCTCTATCAGTTGGTCATTAGTCCATATGTCCCTAGCTAAATACATAGTCCTTATAGTATTCTCTTCATATGGTTTAACTTTGATAAGAGAATTATACTGATACTGCTCATGCTCTGCCCTATTGTATTGGTATCCATGTCCCATGTCTTCTCCAGTTTTCCAATGTTTCATACTGCTTAACTCCTACTGTTTAATCTACTATTTAATACGTCTGTTATTTTAACTTGATTGTCTAACTTATGTAAAGCACTTTTAAAAGCCCTTACTAAATGTACGATGTCCATATCATGTATCTGAATAGGTTCTTCCCTACTTGCTGAGTGATATAGAAACCCCTCTAGTATATCATTAGGTACTCTCTTCTCTTCTATTACTTCTATAGTTTTTATTATCTTACTTAGTTTCATTACTCTCTCCTTCTAGTTGTTAATCATGTATATTAAATTCCACCACGTGTAGTAGCTACTGAATGGATTTATAAAACCCATAGTTACTACTAGCATGAATATAAATAATAGTCCATCTCTAAATACAGTCCATGCTAAATCTTCATCCTTCATTAGTACCTCCTTATCTAATTACAAATCCTGATACGTCCTTCTTAGCTTGTCCCTTAGCATACAAAGCCACAACACTATTAGGTACATCAAGAAACCTTAAGTCGTCCTTGTCTCCGTCAATAACATTGTAACCCTTGTACGTGCTAGGTATACTAGCCTTGTCTTTAAATACTACTGCTATGTTAGTACTACTAGCTTGCTTAACTTGTAATACTTGGCTTGCATACTTGTCACTTGCCTCACTATAGCTAACAGTTAAGTGATAGTTACTTGGTAAGTTACGTCTATTAAGTATCTTAGTATAGTCATAGAACTGTATATCATAGCTTGCCATATCTATATAGTTTTCCCATCTAATATCACTAGTACCATTAAGCCTAACTACTGCCTTCAAACCTTTACGTTTACAGTAAGCTTGAAACCTAGTTAGGTCTTGGTTTAACTGCCTTAGAAACTCCTCTCTATGGTCTCTAAATAATATCGTCTTACGTTTTCTAGCTTGTTGCACGTTGTTAAATGCTCCACGTCCTGCAGAAAACAAACAACCTGCCTTGCATCCTGCTAGTACTGCCATAGGACAAACGTTTATACCATCTACAATATCAGCTGGAGCTAAGTATAATATAGCTGTTAAGTACTCACTACCATCACCTTTAATAGTCTTGGCATTAGTGCCTACTCCAAGTAAGTTTAGTTTTATCATTAGTCTTGCCTCCTAGTTGTTACTAGGTACAACGTTATATTAAACGTTGCACTAGGTCAAGATAATTATGAAACAATATCTGCTACACCTCCAAACTTTCTAGAAGCTAGAACTGGAACAGATACGTAATAGCTTTTCTTGCCCATATGAACACCCTTAAACGTAGTACCGTTAGTAAACTCCCATCTAGATTTATACACTCTAGAACGTGAAGCTAGAACGATTAAAGGCACGTTGAACAATCTTAAAGTTTTAGTCTTAAACATAGTTTTACTCCTTGTTATAGGTACACCATTGCACCTAGTAACAACTAGGGATTTGTATTGTCATCTACTCCACCCTAGTCTTGGCTAGAACTACGACCCACCTTTATACTACTAAAGGATTTTATAGGTTCTATAGCTTGCCCTTGCACAAACTTGGGAACTCTCTTGGCACTTGCCTATTTGCTTTTTCTTATTCTTAAACTCTAATCTTTTATCTTTAACTTGTCTACTTTTATTTTAACTTTCTTTAATTTTGTTTTAAGAAGGTTGTTACTGTAACGTTTATCTTAAAACTTAATCAAGGTTTACTTGTTTTGTTGCGATTAAAAGGCTTAGTTTCTTATGCTTTTAAAAGAAGGCTGTTATCTGTAGCCCTTGATTATTTGTATTAGAACATGGCTAAAAGAATAGTGCAAGAAAAAAGTTAAAAATAGTTAAACTTTTTTTTAACATTATATAGTATTGAAAAAGAATAGATAGAGAGAGACATAAACATGTGATAAAAATGTCACACATGTTGCACTTATGTCACACATGTTCCCAGCTGGTGAAGAAATGCTTAACTTTTGTGCACATTGTTGCACATGTTAAAGAAGTGTTGCAGATTTGCAACAAAAGGAACACGTGCTA